AAGAAGCTGTGGCTGGTGAGCGTAGAAGGCGCAGGGGTGCTGGCTCTACACAGGTGGCTGGACTAACTGCAACACAGGCCACAACATCTAAGCCAACATTGTTAGGATAATACAATGGACGATATTAAAGCCATCATTAAAAGGTTTGAAGCCTTAGAGGGTCAGCGAGACAACTGGCAAAATCATTTCCAAGAACTTGCTGATTATATGTTGCCACGCAAAGCAGACATTGTGCGTAAGCGCACAAGAGGCGAAAAGCGTATGGAGCAGATCTTTGATGGCACAGCTTTGCAAGCTGTTGATCTGCTATCAGCTTCCTTGCATGGTATGCTAACTAGCGGTGCTAGTGCTTGGTTTCATCTAGCGATGAAAGACCAGACTGTAGGTCGTGACCAAGAGGTTCAGGATTGGCTAGAAGATACTAGCACCCGTATGCTACGAGCGTTTAACTCATCAAACTTTGAAACAGAAATCCATGAGATGTATGTGGATCTAGTTGTGTTTGGTACAGGCTGTATGTTTGTGGAGATGGACAAAGGCAAGCTACGCTTTAGCACACGCCATATCTCTGAATTTCATATTGCTGAAAACCAGTATGGGTTAGTAGATACAGTTTTTAGAAAGTATAAGTTGCCAGCTAGACAAGCTGTGTTGCGCTTTGGATACGAAGAAGTAACAGACTATATACGCAAGGTTTATGATAAAAGACCAGATGATGAAGTAACAATTCTTCACGCAGTTATGCCGCGATATGATCGTGACCCACAGAAAATGGACAGTGCGAATATGCCATTTGCTTCTGTCTATATTTGTATGGAAAGTAAGATGCCTGTTTCTGTAAAAGGCTTCCAAGAGTTCCCGTACGTTGTTCCACGATTTTTGAAGGCAACTGGTGAAACAATGGGGAGATCACCTGCTATGGTGGCGTTGCCTGACGTTAAGATGCTTAATCTTATGTCGAAAACCATCATACAGGCGGCACAAAAGCAGATTGATCCTCCACTGCTTGTGCCTGATGACGGATTTATCCTCCCGATCCGTACTAACCCAGGTGGTCTAAACTTCTTTAGGGCTGGTAGCAGAGACACTATTACACCGCTAAACGTGGGTGCTAATATTCCTATTGGCTTACAAATGGAAGAACAAAGACGTATGGCTATCCGTTCTGCGTTTTATGTTGACCAGTTATTGTCAGGCGGTGCGCCTAACATGACAGCGACAGAGGTTATCCAGCGTCAGGAAGAACGCATGAGGGTGATTGGCCCTGTGCTGGGAAGATTGATGAATGAGATGCTACGCCCATTGATTGACAGAGCATTTGCGCTAATGTTGCGTGAGGAAATGCTGGCATTGCCACCAGATGTACTACAGGGGCGTGATGTGGATATTGAGTATGTTTCACCATTAGCCCGCGCACAGAAATCTAGCAGCCTGAACAATACAATGAAGGCACTAGAGATATTAATGCCATTGTCACAGTCATTGCCTGTTGGCGATCACATTGACCCTGATGGCCTTGTGCGCCACGTTACTGATGCTCTGGGCGTTCCTAAGACCGTGTTGCAGTCTGATGTAGAGATACAGCAACAGCGTCAGCAGAGAGCAGAACAGCAACAGCAAATGGCTGAGAGGCAAGAAGAACAAGAGGATGTTTATACTGCGGCACAAGCTGCACAGGCAGTTAGGATGGTACAGAAGTAATGCAAGACCCTAACAAGCTAAAGTTAATGTATAACGACTTGTTTACTAGCGAGGCTGGCAAGCAAGTGTTGGGAGATCTAGAGGCGCGTTGTAATTGGCGTTCTTCTAGTTATGTAGCTGGCGATGCCAATGCTACAGCCTTTGAGGAAGGCAAACGAGCAGTGCTATTGCACATTCACAATATGTTACGAGAGGAATAACAATGTCAGAAGCAGAACAGGCAATCCAACCAGAAGTTACAGAAGCAGCACCAGCTACGCTGGCTACCCCTGCCGAAGTAGCGCAAGGTGGATCTGGTAACGACTTCTTAAACTTGATACCAGAAGATATTAGACAGCACCCTAGCCTATCGCCTATTAAGGACGTAGAAAACTTAGCTAGGTCGTATGTAAATGCACAGCGTTTGATTGGCGCAGACAAAGTGCCAATGCCAGTAAACCCTACAGATGAGGATCTTGACAGGATTTACGACAGATTGGGTAGACCAGAAAGCCCAGACAAGTATGGCATTTCCCCAGACGGAAATATCATTACAGAAGAACGTGCTACAGAATATGCAGATATTGCACATAGGTTGCGATTAACACCTGACCAAGCGCAGGGTGTTTTGGATTATTACCGTTCTGTAGCAGAGAATGACTTGACCAGTATGACCAATGCTAATGCACAGGCGTTAGAACAGTCTGCTGCTGAACTGCAAGCTGAGTGGGGAGATAACTACGATACTAAGATACAGTCTGCACAAAAGGTAGTAGACCAGTTTGAGGCTGGTAGCATTATGGAGATGCAGTTGGCTGACGGCACAAAGCTAGGCAATCACCCAGAAGTCATCAGAGCATTTGCAAAAATTGCAGATTTCAGGCAAACTGTAACAAGTGAAGATACGGTTTCAGAAAGCACTTCATCAATGGGTATGTCTGTCCAGCAAGCAGGAAATGAGATACAAGCCATCATGGGCGATAGATCTCACGCTTATTGGGACAAGAAAAACCCACAGCATCAACAGGCGGTAGACCGAATGGCACAGCTTATGGAGATGCAACATGGCTGATAATTTATCGCCAGTTGAAGTGCGGTTAGAGTGTTTGCGTATTGCGGTAGAGTTTGGCACTCAACGCGATATGTTAAATCCAGAGCAGTTGGTAGACACATATTATCAACTGGTCACTAGGGGTAGCGGTGCAAACCGTCCCGCAGACAATCGGAAAGACGATAGACGCAAGCAGTCTTAAAAAGCTAGGCGTGTCCGATATCGGGTAGCACACTGCAATTTAGTTCAAATGTAAAACTGTAGAAAAGGAGTGACGATATGTCATCTCAAGTAACTACGGCATTTGTCCAGCAGTATTCTGCTAACGTGCAGATGCTATCACAGCAGATGGGTTCTCGTCTGCGTGATGCGGTGCGTGTAGAATCTATGACTGGTAAAAATGCCTTTTTTGACCAAGTTGGCGTAGCCACTGCGGTCAAGCGTACAACTCGTCATGGGGATACTCCCCAGATCGATACACCTCATGCTCGCCGCCGTGTGAGCCTTGTGGATTACGAATATGCAGACCTGATTGATGATCAGGACAAGATTCGTATGCTAATCGATCCAACATCATCTTACGCGATGGCTGCTGCCGCAGCTATGGGTCGTGCGATTGATGACGAGATTATTGCGGCTGCTACTGGCACTGCATTTACTGGTGAAACAGGCTCAACTTCAACATCACTCCCTGCTGGTCAGCAAATCGCTGCTGGTGGTACAGACATGACTGTTGCTAAGTTGCGTGAAGCTAAGAAGATTTTGGACTTGGCTGACGTTGACCCTTCAATCCCACGCTACATTGCGGTTGGCCCGAATCAGATCGAAGCCCTGCTTGGTGATACAAACGTAACATCATCAGACTTCAACACTGTGAAGGCTCTGGTGCAAGGTGAAGTTAACCAGTTCATGGGCTTTACTTTCATCATGTCAAACCGTTTAGCACTGTCTGGATCTACTCGCACTTGCTTTGCATGGGCAGAAGATGGCATGGCATTGGCTATTGGGCGTGACGTTAATGCTCGTATTGATGAGCGTGCAGACAAGGGTTACTCAACCCAAGTCTACTACGCCATGAGCATTGGCAGCACACGGATGGAAGAAGAAAAAGTCGTTCAAATCGATTGTGCCGAATAAGGAGATTGAAGAATGGCTACAGTATATTCCGTACAAAAAACTAAGTGGAACCAAAATGTTCCAGCAGAAGCTATTGATACTAATGAACTAGGTGGTCGTATTCGCGTTGCACACGCTGTTTACGAAGCATCTGCATTGGCATCAGGTGACGTTATTGAGATGTTCAACATCCCTAATGGCGCACGTTTGCTGGAAGGTTCACTTGCACATGATGCACTTGGCTCATCAACAACATTGTCTGTAGGACATGAAGCATATACCAACTCTGCTGGTACTGCTGTGTCTGCCGCAGCCGCAGCTTATAAGGCCGCAGCCGCTTCTACATCTGCTCAAAAGGTAGACGTATTAGCTACTCTGGCACTAGGCTCTGGCACAGTTGTTGACACCAACAAAGATGGCTTGCCTGTCGCAGTAACAATGGGCGGTGCTGCTGGCACTGGTACTATTGAACTGACATTCAAGTATGTCATTGACTAATGAAAATTAGAGAGGGGCAGAGCAATCTGCCCTTCTCACCATTAGGAGTGTGTAATGCCATCAGTTGTGGATATTTGTAATGAAGCGATGGATCTGCTTGGTGCAGCTACTATCATTTCTTTAACTCAAGATTCTAAAGAAGCGCGTCTGTGTAACAGGCGTTTTGATACTGTTAGAGACAGTGTTTTAAGAACTCATCTTTGGAATATAGCCCTTACTAGAAAAGAGATAGCGGCAGACGCAACTGCTCCTGACTTTGGTTTTACATACCAATATACTTTACCCACAGAACCATATTGCTTGCGTGTAGTTTCTTTTTGGAACTCAGTTGTTAACAACGAGGTAGCAGCCTACGACAGCAATGTGATGTATAAGATTGAAGGTCGCAAGATACTTTCTAACGAAGGCACTTGTAAAATTACTTACATAGCCAGAGTAACGAACACTGAAGATTACGATAGTTTGCTATCCTCTACGATTGCTTACAGGTTAGCAGCAGATACGGCATACGGCATCACGGGCAGTATGTCTGTGGCTCAAAATATGCAAGCCCTGTATGAAGCTAGGCTAAGAGAAGCAAAGGGTGTGGACGCTATGGAAGGTTATCCAGAGCAGCCACAGGCAAACGAGTATATCGAAATAAGGTACTAAAATGGCGAGAGTATCCACTATTGTAACCAACTTTCGCGCTGGTGAACTATCGCCAAGACTAGAAGGCCGCATTGACTTAGATAAGTACAATGAAGGCGCACAGACCTTACAGAATATGCTTGTATTCCCACAGGGTGGCGTTACCAGAAGGCCAGGCACATACTTTGCTGGTGCAGCTAAAGACGGTGGAAAAGTACGTTTAATACATTTTGAATACAGCGATGAGCAGTCTTATGTAGTTGAACTAGGCGCAAACTATATGCGTTTCTTCAAGGACGGGGGCATACTGACTGAGGCTACTGTTAATATTACTGGCGCAACGCAAGCTAATCCTGTTGTTGTTACAGCCGCATCTCACGGCTTTTCTAACGGTGATAGAGTTATTATTAACAGCGTTGTTGGTATGAGCCAGCTAAACAACAGAGAGTTTACTGTTGCTAACCAGACCACCAATACTTTTGAGTTATCAGGCATCGATGGCACAGGCTTTGATGCGTACACATCTGGCGGTACAGTTGCTAAGATTGTAGAGGTTACTACAACCTACAGCGTTACAGAAATCTTTGAGATTAACTACGCACAGTCTGCGGATGTTATTTACATGGCGCACAAAGACCATGCGCCAGCCAAGTTAACAAGAACGACAGCTACATCATTTACGTTATCTGATATAGAGTTTACAGACGGGCCGTATCTTGATGAGAATATTACCAGCACAACTTTGTATGCTTCTGCGGATACAGGAAGTGTAACAATCACTGCTTCTGCTAGTTTGTTTGCCAGTTCTGATGTTGGTAGACTTATACGTTTCAGAGAAGTTCTTGAGATCACTTATGATGAGTGGGCAGCTAACACCAGTTACGCGAATAATTCTTTTGTTAGGTTTAATGGTCATGTCTACAAGCAAGTAACTGGTTCTACGCAGACATCAGGAAACACACCGCCAGTACACACATCAGGCACAGAAACATACGGGGCTATTGATTGGAGATATCGCCACGATGACACTGGTTACGCAAAGATTACTGGATTTACCAGTGCAACAGTAGTTACGGCAACAGTGCAAACAGATGATGGCGGTATATCTGTTTTGCCTCACAACACTGTAGGCTCTAGCAATGCTACTAAAAGATGGTCATTAGGAGCATTTGGTGGCGATCAAGGCTTTCCAAAGGCTGTAGCGTTCTATGAGCAGCGATTGTACTTTGCTGGTACAACAGGGCAACCACAGACAATATTTGGCTCTGTATCTGCTGACTTTGAAAACAATACCCCAGGCACTAATGACGATGATGCTCTGAACTTTACCATAGCTTCTGATCAAGTGAATGTTATTAAGCACATATTGCCAGCACGTTTTTTGCAGATACTTACAACTAGCGCAGAGTTTACGCTGTCTGGCGGTACTGGCTCACAGCCTGTTACCCCAACGAATGTAAACATCTTGCGCGAGACTACCTTTGGCACATCTGATGTAAGGCCATTGAGAGCAGGAAACAGCACTATTCTTATTCAAAAAGGGCAAGAAAAGGTAAAAGAGATTACCTTTAACTTAGACACAGATGGCTTGTTGGGCATCGATTTATCTATTTTGGCTGACCATATTACCAGAAACGGTGTTAGCGATATGGTTTGGCAACAAGAGCCAGAACTTATCCTGTGGTTTGTGCATACAGATGGGCGTTTGATTGGATTGACCTATGACCGCGCTAACAACGCTGTAGGGTGGCATACTCACCCATTAGGGGGGTCAGGTACAGTAGAGAGCATTACAAGCATCCCTGAAGGCTCTGAGGACACCGTGTATATGTCTGTGAAGCGCACTATCAATGGTGCTACTGTCAGGCACATAGAATATATGAAGCCTATATATTTTGGTGATAATGTGGAAGATGCGTATTATGTTGATGGTGGGCTTACTTATAGTGGTTCTGCCACAACCACAATAAGCGGCATTAATCACTTAGAGGGTGAGGTATTAACTGTTCTTGCAGATGGATCGTCACATCCCAACAAAACAGTTACTAATGGCAAGATAACGCTGGATAGAAGTTCATCTAAGGTGCATCTGGGCTATGGCTATACATCTTTGCTAGAGACATTGCGTATAGAAGCTGGCGCAGAAGATGGTGTGTCGCAGGGCAAGATAAAGCGCATACATGGTGTGACAGTTCGTTTCTTAGAGACTGTGGGTGCAGAGGTGGGGCCAGACACGGCTAACTTAGACCGCATACCGTTTAGAAGCAGTGCAAACGCCATGAACCAAGCGACACCGCTATTTACTGGTGATAAAGAAATATTCTTCCCGTCAGGGTACGACAACGATTCGCGTGTAGTTGTGCGGCAAACTCAGCCGTTACCTATGACTATACTTGCGGTAATTAGAAGGTCTAATACATTCGATGCCTAATATTGTGCCTTTTAAAAAAGAACACTTAGACAAGATCAATCTTGTATTTGAAATGACCAAAAGCGGTAAGGATGCGCTGGGGTCTTATGACGGGGTTATAGGCTATACGGGAATGGAAGATGGCGCAGTGCTAGCTACAGGCGGTGTGCATCCAATGTGGGAAGGTGTAGGAGAAGCGTGGTTGCTAGTAGGAAAAGAAGGCTACGATAAACCCAAAACTGTGGCAAAGTGGACTGACTATTTGTTCCAAATCTTACAAGAGGAGCATAAGTTGTTTCGTATTCAGGCAAGCGTAGCTGCACTAGACCTTACAGCTAATAGATATGCACAGTGGCTTGGATTCGAAAAAGAGGGTATTATGCGTAAGTATGGGCCAGATGGCACAGACTACATTCGTTATGCGAGGGTAATGTAATGGATCCAGTAACACTAGCAGCAGGGGCTTCCGCAGTAAGCGGTGTGATGGGCTACAAAGGCAATATGTCTGCGGCAAAAGCTGCAAGGCAGACTGCTGAGTATAATGCTGAAGTTGCTGATAATGAAGCTGTATTACTTGCCAGAAAGAAGCGCGATGAAGAAGAAAATCTGCGTAAGCAATCTGACAGATTAGAAGGCACACAAAGAGTTATGGTTGCTGGCTCTGGTGTGCAAATGACAGGTAGCCCACTAGATGTTCTTGCGGAAACTTACTTTAGCACCAACATGGATGCAACTATGATTCAGTACGCTGGGGATATAGAGCAAGTTCAAAAGCAGTCAGAAGCAGCATTGACAAGAGCAGAGGGTGGCGCAAGAGCAACGGCACTTAAAACTCAGGCGTACACAACATTGTTGGGTGGCGCACAAAAAGCAGCAACATTAATGGCGTAGGTGATTAGATGCCCAAGATACCTTTATACAATCAAGGACAAGGTGGAACAGTACAGACT